TCATGGCAGAGGTCGGCAAGCCCATCAACGTCACCGTGGCTCGGGTAAAAAAACGTGATGATTGCTCAGTAGAGAGTTTTACCCCAAGTGTCCGTGATGCCGCAGGCATGGTGCATGAGGCAACCACCACAGCAAGCAAGTTTAGCGGCCCAGCAGGGCCAACAATTGACACGTTCACCTACCAATTGACGATGGTGAGGAAAGAGAAGATTGCCCCAGGGGCAGCAACTCTGTTGGCAACCATCAAATACAAATGCCCAGAAGGGGAACGTGTTGTTCAATACCCCCGCCATGCCAATCTTAGTTTTGATCTGAAAGGCTAATCAAATGGACTGGCTCAAACAAATTGCACCAACGATTGCCACGGCTCTTGGTGGCCCACTGGCAGGCATGGCTGTATCGGCCATTTCAAAAGCCATCGGCGTAGATGAAGCAAAGGTTGGCGACCTAATCAGCAACAACAAGCTGACCGCTGACCAGATCGCACAGGTCAAGCTGGCTGAGATTGAATTGCAGAAACAGGCACAGGAACTTGGCCTAAACTTTGAGAAGCTGGAAGTTGAAGATCGCAAGAGCGCTAGGGATATGCAGGCCACGACTCGCTCAATGATGCCTCCATTGCTTGCTGGTGCTGTGACAGTGGGCTTCTTTGGCATCATGGTGATGATGTTCTTCAACCAAATTGACAGCAGCAACCCCGCCATCCTGATGATGCTTGGCTCACTTGGCACCGCATGGACGGGAATCATCGCTTATTACTTCGGCTCGTCTGCTGGCTCACAGGCCAAAACTGATTTGCTGAGTAAAAAATGACACCGCACTTTACCCTTGCCGAGTTAACACACACTGATCACCGGCTGCTAGACAACACGCCAAACGCTGCTGAACTGGCTAACCTGCAAAGGCTGGCTGAGTTTCTGGAGACAGTCAAAACAACGCTAGGCAACAAGCCAATAATGATCAACAGTGCCTTTCGCAGCAAGGCCGTTAATGACGCTGTAGGCAGCAAAGACAGCAGTCAGCATAGACAAGGCTTGGCAGCAGACTTTAGAGTGCCTGGGATGGCTCCTGATGCCGTTGTGAAGGCAATCATTACAGCCAATCTTCCGTTTGACCAGATCATCCGCGAGTTTGACGCTTGGACGCACATCAGCATCAGCGACAAACCCCGGCGTCAGGCGCTAATCATTGACAAGCAGGGAACTCGGGTTTTTTCGTAGCAGCTTCATGGCATCCCGCAGGTCACCCCTGAGTTGCTCAAGTGCTTCCTGCTGGGCCTGAAGTCTTAGGTAGGCGTCCGTTGCAAATCTGTCCAGCGTCTGACGCTCCCAGGCCGGGAAGTTCGGTAGATCGTTCAATTTGGTTCCTTATCCACTCCGGGCCTCCAAGTTTAATTAACTGGATGCGCTGAGTTTGAGTTAGCTTGATTGAGTAGAACACGTTCAGTGGCTCGCCGGGTCGCTTTGCGCTCATGGCTTCTTTCGTGGTAGTGGTGCCCAATGCGTCCAAAACTGCGTACCCGGCAGGTGTTCGTAGTGTCCCATTGTCGCTACTCCGCTACGCCCAAGCAGCAGTATCTTCAAATTGGTTGGCGTGTCCTGATCAATTGGTATCCAGAAATAATCATCTGCTACCACCGTTGATCTGGTGCTGTCCAGCTTGTACTTGATCTGTCTCTCTAACTCTTCAAATGCTTCGTCTTCAGTCATGCAGCCCTCCTAATTCCAATCGCAAAACTCAGCCACGCCAGTTCAATCCACCAATCGTCTTCAACATTGATGGCAACCGCAGGCCACAGAAAGATGGCGGTGCTGCTGGTCTTGGTGTAGATCATGTGTTGCGCTCTTTCAGAATCTGTTGAGCTACGTACATCCCGGCGTGAAATGCCAGCTTCATCTGTGAAGTAATCGGGGCAGACTCTCGGTTTACATCCTCATCCGTCAGCCCTACCCACTCGCGCTTGGGCGAGCTAACCCAGCCTTGACAATCTCCTCGCTCTGTTGCTTCGCAGTGTGTGCAAGCCCCGCCTACAAACCCGCAAGGCTTTACTTCTTGTTCAGTATCTCTAGTCATGTGTTGCGCTCCTTTAGTTTGGCTTCAATGCCTTGTGCAAAGCCGATATAGCGGGGCAAACTTGCTCTCCAAACTTCCCATTCGTGCTTCACATCCTCCTCCGTCAGCCCTACCCACGGGCGCTGTGAGCAAACGTGGCCGCAGCGGGGGCAGTCAACCTGCTCTGGCTGTGCTGCGGGTGGGGTGGTGTAGAGGGGCTTGCTCCATTCAATATCATTCCAAACTTTTACATCTGGCGGGTGTTGGTCTGACACAAAAACCCCAGCCTCAACTGTCTTGTATTGCCACGCCACCGGCTCGGCTTGCTGCTGCTCCAGTGCGGCTTCAAGGGCTTTTTTGTTATCTGCAAAGTAGTTAGCAAAGCCTTCAAGCCCGACAATTTCTGCCACGCCATCGGCAAACCCAGCCTCCCGCGCCATGCGGATGATGTCGTCTTTAGTCACGTCAAGTACCCCACTAAAAAAGCAAACGTCGCCAGCGAGATCGTGGTGATCGCTACCGCAATGGTTAGTGCAAGCCAGTCGGGTTTGTACAACGATTCGATCTCGTCGTCTTGGTTGTGGTCAGTCATGCTTCCCTCTCTTTCAGCATTGCGTCTGCCATTTCGTAAGCATCTCCTGAGATGGATTCAGCATCTGTAGGAATTCCACCGTCTTCCCTATCTATCGCTTGGCATGGGTAGGCAGAAATAAAAGCTTGCATAGCCTTTGCCGCAAAGTAATCGCGCAGGGTCATGCCGGTTGTAGGCTCGTCAAAGAATTTGACTTGCGCCGGAAACGCTGGGCCTCCTGTGGTACTCATGTCCGATTCCCCTTAATGGTTTGTTTTAAAACGAAATTGAATCATCATCATCTTTTGGCAAGCCCTGGTACTCTTTTGGCTTGGGGTCATTCAAGTATGCCCAGCCATCCCAGCCGCCTTCTTTCAAGGGGATAACGTCCAGCTTCAACATATCGCCGCGCTGTCCCTGGATGATGCTGCCGATGCGCTGATAACGGTTTTTCTTCTCGCCTTGGCCGTTGGTGTATTGGCCGACGATGCAGCTGATTTCTTTGATGATTGCCATGATTTAGTAGGTATGTTGTTTGCTGATTTCTTGGATAACCTGGTCGTAATAGACCCGTGCCGCTTCTACCTTCACTTTGATCTTGTCTTCTAGTGTTGAATCCCTTTCATACGGAACGATGGTTACGCGCAGTTCACGATTGATGTGGTCAACCTGGTGCAATGATTTATTCTCCCAGCCAATCAGATCCGTTGGAGTGCTGACAAGGCAGTAAGCAATGTCTGCCCGTGGCTTGTCCCAGAGCATCATGTAAGCGCGTAACTGCCACTCGTAGCCCTTGTCTTCACCCTGGTCAGCCAGGACGGGGAAGGTGGTCAGACACCAGCTGCTTTTGATGTCAATAATCCTGTCATCCGCCACAATGTCAGCCTCGCCAGTAATCCACTCATTGTTTCGGCGCTCGGTGTTCTTGGCGTGGCTGGTCAGGTGGACAGCGTTGTAAAGGTCAATGGATTCGTCCTCGACCTGGATGCCTTTGTCCATGTACTTGCTGCTGACCCGCTCGTCGTATCCGTAGACAAACTCCTTTGCCAGCTTGGTAACGTAGGTCTTAGCCCCGACAGACAGTTCATCTTTGCCTTTGCCGTCGGTCATGATTGCGCTCAGTGCGCTGGCGCGAAATAGGATGCTCATAGTTTTGCTTTCTGTACGTCTTTAGCGTAAGTGATTCGATCTCGGGCGGCAACATCATCACCGACTGTTTTGATGGCCAGAAAAAATGCGTCCTTGAGCGCCTGGTGCGTTGTGCATCCAGAAATGTCTGCCAGCAGCGCATTAACCGTAGCGTCTGTCACCTTGGGTGGTGGCTTGCTACCTGCGTTACCGTCGTCATCCTCGGGTGCAATCCCGCAAGCCGCCATCAATGAATAG